CTATTCAGAACTGCTGGCTTGATATCCATTTCTTCTGCAATGGCTGCAACCGTTTCCTTAAGGCCCACGCTTAGATCGTCGATCTCGCGTTTGACTTGAATACCCTCTTGAATGATCCGCTTTAGTTTAGCGATCTGCTCTGGATTAAAACTCATATAAATCTCCGTTAGTTAGTGTCTACAGAGCTAGTATACAACAGATTTAATACATTGTCAAGAACTTTATGTGACTGGTCCCCAATTACTTTTGGCTCTAATTGCAAACGCTAACTCTTTCATACGCCCAAATTCTAGCGAGCCTCTTGGATGAGGTCCAGTTGCCTTAGAGTAGCTCGTACTTTAGTAGGCTTTGCGTTCTATATCATCTTCGTTGCAGCGAGATCCATATTGAATCTCAACAACTCGACATATTGTATCAAACGGATTAGTAAGCTGGTGCCACTCATCTTGTAAAATATGAACTTGACTAAACTTAGTTAATGTTTGCGTTGGTAGCATGTATCCACTTGACATTTGAGTGTTAATGCAGCATTGTCCTTCAGTCACGTGCCATAATTCATTACGGGTAAAGTGTCGTTGCATGCTTAGACTTTGTCCGGGTAGGATAGTAAGCTCCTTGACCTTAGTACCCAGCACATCATGTAAGACTCGATAGTATCCCCATGTACGTGTAATCTGTGGCGCCTTCCAATCCTCAAGTATCCATGAGCTACTATTAGCTTTATCATTTCCGCCTACACCAAACTCAAAGGTAATATCCTGCATAATCATTTCAGGAATATTATCTGCTGTCCTATCTCCACCATTGGCAAAGATGATCTCCGATGTAGGATACATCATCCTTACATTTTTAATAGCCTCGATTGCAGTGCCATCAGAATCATCGAATAGAATAGCATGATCCACCATGCGTAGACATTGTATAATAGTCACCCGTTCGTCTATTGGCATAAAAGATCTGCCCTTCTTACGAGCCAGCCAGGAGTCTGAATTGACTCCTACTACTAACTTATCTCCTAACTCTCTTGCAGCAGTAAAGTAGCTTAAATGGCCCTTGTGCAGCGGGTCAAATCCGCCTGTGCATAATACAATTTTATTCATTGTTATAGTGTCCTAATGTATGCTATATTTAACAGATAAGTAATAGTATGACAATATCAAAACGAATTACATTTGAGCAACTTATTGGATGCTTACACCCTATTGCCATAATGGCCATGAACAGGGTAAGCGATGTCAAACTAGCAATTGCTGGCGCCGCTGCAGGTGTACTACCGAGCTTGTCAGTATTTAATTACTACACTGGTCCAGGCGTATGTAATGCTATAAAACTCAATGATGCGTTGGTATCATTTAATGTTGCAACAAACAATGCTCCATTGCTGTTTAGTATTGATGTAAGCAATATTTTAAAAGATGAAATATTTGCATGTCTCATTGACAATAAAATTAAGGTAGTTGAACTTGTATTAGATGATTCAAGCGAGTCTACTATCACTGACGATCGACTAGCACTTACTGCGCAACGTGTAAACAATTTAAGATCCAATGGTAGCATAGTATTTGCAAAATCATTGGGCTTAGAAGATTTACCTACAATTGAAGTTGATGGTATCATACTTAAAGGACCAACCGCTGCTGGCCGCGTACTCAATGGATTAAGTCTATTAGAATCAATTGCAACGATTAAGGCAATGCACCCCGAATTACATATCATTGCCAGCGGCGGCATTGGCAACTCCGATCAAATACAAGAGTGCCTTGATGCAGGCGCAATCGGAGTAGGGTTGGGCACTATCTTTGCGGCGGCAGAAGAATGCTCAATATCAATGGAAACTAAACTTAAGATGATCGAAGCATCTGCCAATGATATTACAAAGCTAACTGGCGGAGCAAAGCAGAATGCACTTGTGTTTAGCGAGCTACCAAACGATGTATACAATAATACACACGGAATGGCAGCTGGTGCAAAAAGTCCAATAAGTGGTCATATCTTTGCAGGCAGCAGCATTCAGTATGTAAACGCAATTGAGTCAGTTGATCAAATTGTTAAACGTTTGGCGTCGAATCTACAACATTGATATAGTCGCTTGCACTATACTTGTCAACCATTAGAAGATTAGTGTCTGCATATTTTGCAATACTACGATCTAACATATCAGCAAGCTGTTGCATTTGCTTTTCTGTTTTTAGAGCATCGCGCCATATAAACAGAATTTTTCTGTAATCTTTGTTTACAAATACACTCTTATGCTTTGTGCGTAAATTGTTCCATGCAAAGCTGTTAGTTTCTGCTTTCCGTAAATTTGGAATAGGGACATACTTATTTTGATGTTCTACCATTGGATCAACTAGTATACTAAGTGTTTCACTTGGGTTGCTGTCAAATATCTTAATACGCATTGCTAATGGACCGTCAACACATGACGAGTGGTCACGGTGTGGTATAACATGATTTGCACTTGACCACATGTTCCATCTAAAGTCTTGGTCGCCGACCCATGGCATGTATTCATGTATCTGTTCAAATAATTCCGGGAAGAGATCGTAGATGGTCTCCTGTGAATTTAAAGACCATACGGGAGTCCATTGCGGGCTTGTACTATCAACAGTTTGATATGTTTTGTCACTTGCTTTATGTACACCTGATGCAAAGTCTTCAACTTGCTTAGATGCATTTATAGCTTTGCTATAGTACCAAGACTTGAATTTTTCTAAGTCATATGGCAAAATTTTTGGAATATCAAACGGAACAAATAAGTATTTGCCATAGGTACGTTCAAATTCAGTGTATGCGTCATTGCCTCCCATGAAGTTAAATTTAGATTCAAATTTACGCATCTTAGATAGATTATCTTTTGATTCAATTATCACTCCATTTGTCTCTGTTCGATCTACGCCATCGGCGGTAATATGTCTAATCTTCTCATCCATAATCATTGTCCTCTTCTTGGGTTGCCGTAGTGAATTACTTTACATCCGGGTATATTATTTATTGTTCTCCACGGATCGACTATGATACTGCCTGGCTGTATCTTAAAATAAAACCCGTTGTCTTGTACAGCAACACCGGTGCCAGCATATGTCACAGATGCATTGTGTGCCATTAGAATAACTGCTGGTACTTCTGCTACATCAGTATCACCAGTCAACGGATCAGCATAGGCCAATGCTACTCCTGCTTGCTCAATAAAGTGGCCGACTAACTCGCTGTAGCTACCAATTGTATATTCAACGTAAGGTTTGTAAGCTCGTCCGTGAATGATAACTGGCAGGCTATTATCCTTTGCAAGCTGCACTAATCGTAATGCCATCTTCTTTGCCTGCATATCACGACTATGCATAAACGAATGGAACAAGTCATAACCTAAATCAAGTTCTTCTGCTAACCAACGTAATGCAATGTTATCTCGTGGATGGCAAGCACCGGCATCGCCCATACCTGCTGTGAGATAACGTGGCCCAGTGATACGCTGTGTGGCTGCTTTAAGTGCATCGGTGACTACGTCTACGTTGATGTTTCCATTGGACTCTGCTACATCTTGTATCATGTTTACTAAGCCAATCTTAGCAGAGATGAATGTGTTATAGAATACTTTAATAGCTTCAGCCTCATCCCATGTGCCTACATTGATCTGCGGTGTGTTCTGCATCATTGGTGCATAGAAGTCAATTAGCACTTGCGCGTCACCTGTACGTGTACCATCTTCTGTTCCAATGATTAGACACTCTGGGTTTACCATGTCCCACTTAACCGATCCCATTGCAATAAGATATGGGTTGTAAATAAATCGTGCGTTAGTAATTAAAGGTTGCAGCTTGTTCCGTACGGTACCAGGTAGTACAGTACTAATCAATACAACAAGCTGTTCTTTGTTTACATGCAGGTTGATCTCAGCCAGTACTGTCTGTACAATACTGTAGTCAAAGTCTTTTACAGGTAAATCAGCAATAGGTGTACTGCCACCGTATGCTGCATCATGTGGTGTAGGCACTGCTACAAAGATTAAATTGCATCCTGCTACTGCTTCAGCAATTGAACTCTTAACTGCTACGGTCATTGTCGGGTCTACGATGTTGATATCATAACCGCTTACGCTGTAATACTCTGCCATTACTTCAGCACATGGCAAACCTAATTTGCCCAAACCAATCATTGCTACTGTCATTTGTATTCTTCTAAGTTAAGATCATTACGTATATAAAGTGCATCGCAATTATCTTTAAATTTTTCCTGATACCCCATTGTCTTCATTAAAGTGTTAAAGTCTTCATATGTACTACCAGTCTGATACATATGAAATTCTGATATCTCTGCCCATATAATTTTAGGTCGAACGGTGCCAGCATTATTGAATACTTTATATTCTGCACCCTGTACATCAATGTGTACAAAGTCTGGGACAACATTATGCTGTTCGCAGAAGGTTGCTAGAGTGATGCTCTCTACATTATATCCACTACCCCATTGCCATCTATCGTTTAACAATTCACTGCCTGGTGGGCAAACACTACCTGACCATGGCCAGACTTGTCCATCTAATGTAGCTGATGGATAGAAAGTTAAGTGATCGTTTGAATCTGAAATTGCAGTATGAAAGTAGTTTATATCATGTGTAATAGCTGTTGCTACATTTTGTTCTTTCCAACTATTCGCACATTCAAATGCATAGTATACTGCTGTTGGGAGGACTTTCTTAATTCGAATAGAATCATTCATATCCGCACAACCAATGTCAAATACTATTGCATGTTCTGTAAGATTGTTTGCCAACCATGTTAAATTAAGATTGCTCATGTTGATTTTTAATCCAGTTATATGTTTGTGTCAAGCCGTATTCTAAATCCTCGCCCGGCTTCCATCCAATTGATTCTTGTATTAGTTTATTATGACTATTGCGGCCCATTACTCCCATTGGGCCGTCAATGTTTCTAATAGCAATACTCTTTCCAGCAAGTTTTGCAATTAAAAATGCTAAGTTGTTGATACTAATCATACGTTCACTACCGAGATTCAATGGAATCTCGATATCACTTGCCATTATACGATGAATTCCTTCTAAGCACTCGTCAATGAATAAGAAACTACGTGTCTGATTGCCGGGCCCCCATATCTCTATTGTGCCATTGGGCTCACACATAGCAACTTTACGACATAGTGCTGCTGGAGCCTTTTCTTTGCCATTATTCCACGACCCCATTGGTCCAAAAATATTATGGAAGCGAGCAATACGTGCCCGAATCTTGTAGTTGCGGGCAAAGCTCATGTATAGACGTTCACTGAATAACTTTTCCCAACCGTACTCACTATCAGGGTTAGCAGGGTATGCAGAGTCTTCGCTTAGTAATGGATTGTCAGCATCAATTTGATTATGGCTTGGGTACATACATGCACTTGAACTATAGAATACCCGCTCAATTCCTTTTTTAGTCATTTCATGTACTACGTTTAAATTGATCATTGCACTATTGTGTACAATGTCAGCATCGTGCTCACCGGTGAAGATGTAGCCTGCTCCGCCCATGTCAGCAGCAAGTTGATAAATTTCATATATATCACTGGTAATCAAATTAGCGACAACGTGTGAATCCCGTAAGTCTACTACATGAAACTCGTCGGCTGATGAGATGCCATATTCGGGCATCTTTAAATCAGCACCAATGACATAGAAGCATTTACGCTTTAAGTCAGTGACTAAGTGACTTCCAATGAAGCCACCGGCCCCGCATACTAATACCTTTTTCATACTATCTTATACTCCGTATTTGTTTATAAATTTTTCAACTAATTGATTGACCTGAGTGTTCTTTAACATATCATAGTTATAGTCAACTATCTCTTTGCATGATTTACTAATTTCAAGTTTTTCGTCCTCTGACATTGCACATATTTTTCGAATCAATTCTAATATTTTAAAGAATCTTGCAGTATTTGAAGGCTCGTCATCATAACTCTCGTCCCACAATGCATCAAATGTTTTAAATCCCTGATCTCGTAGAGCTCTTAGACTGCCACATGCACCCATCATAATAAATGGTTGCTTGTATATAATTGGCTTATAGCTTTTCTCAGTGAGATGTATTACGCTTGTAAAGAAGTTTGTTTCTGAGATCAAATGAACTAAACTATCTTCATAAAAATGTCTAGTAGATTCAAATTCGTCGTACATCAGATTTAATGTCAAGTCTGGGCTATCTAATATAAGAGGTAGTTTCGATTCAATCTGAATCAGATCTTCGTCAGTGATTATGTTTTCAACATTGAGTCGGCCAAAGAAGTTCTTAGCATGAGATGTAAATGTTCCGCCGTTATCAATTTCAGTCTTACTAAAACTAATATAACCATCGTCTAGTAGATTATTTTTATGTAGATAACACAACATCAATGATCGCTGCGATTGACTGCCCCACCGACGATTGAACATTAGAAATGATTTAGACTTTGAGCCGACTTGGTACTCTAATGTTTTATTAGCAATAGTATCTTTATATGCAAAATAGTAAAATGGTAGATATTCAATGTGCAGGCCTTGATTTTCTAGACCCGTTCGTTCGCAATAGCTATCATATAAGCCTTGTCCATTTGGACTACATGTTAAGTATATAATCTGCGACATTGGTAGTCCAGAATTTCTAAAGTATGTATCTATAGTAGACAAGTGTCGATCTTCCAATGGCGACTCCATTGGGATAGTAATCAATAGATATGCAGTTTTATTACGAATACGATCAAATATAG